AGTCAGTGCTGTCCAGCTCAAGAGGTTTGTCGTTGTACAGTTTCAGGGCCCAATCCCAGAGCTTAATGGAGTTACCTTTGTTTTCTTGAGAAAGTGCCCCCGCGAGTACTTTTCCGGCTGACGTTCCTGTGATCTCTTCCCCAGACAGGTGTTTTAGCGTAAAATTTAAATCTAGCTTCATTTTTTGTTTGTGTTAATGATTACGATTAAGGCGTAAATATAACGCAATGAGTCATATAAAACAAGGGTTAGGTAGTAATAATTGCTGGCCCTGACAGGCCATCATTATACACCTTTCTCTTCCATGCTTGGTTATGGTTGATAAGGGAGGTTCTTAGCTTGTCATCAATCCAAGCTTGAGCGAATTGACCTTTTGTTTGCGGGTTAGGCACCTGATTTCCGTTACCGTCATTAACTGTGTCTGTATATCCATTAAGATAACATACACCGTCAAGGGTGTTGTTAACCTCTGCGTCCGGAATTTGTGCATTTGCTGAAAGTGTTAGTGGCATATTCGTATTATTTAGTTTATGATATGTTAAAAATTCTTCTTGTTGCAGGAGGCGCGGCGTCTGGGATCTCAAACACTACCCAGCTAATTTCAACAGTCCTCCTGTTTCCACCAGCTCCACCGGTGGTGCCCGTTGATGTTAATTGAAGTGTTAAATCTGAATAATCAGTTACTGATTCGGTAATTACAATCTCAATCGTAGTAAATTCATCCGTAAGATTCGCCTCTACTGTGCCAGATTGAACTGATACACCACCTTGTAATAAATCATAATCAAGACCACGCTGATTTCCACCTTCCGCCCCTTTTCTTGTTCGAACATATAAGCTACGAACACCAGACTCTGGCGTACTGACTGCGCCCATATCCAATTCGCAGGTAGTATTAGAACTGTTTGGACATTCAATAAAATCTATATCGTCAGGGTCACCCTCATCCAGTTTGCTCCATAATGGAGATGTGAACCATGTTCCAAATGATATATCGTCTTCTGGTCTGCTAAACTGTGCCATTAATCTTCAGTATAACTTAGTGTAACATTTAGCTCGTCAACCGTGCCAGATTGCGCTGTGGTTTCCAGCCATACCCAGCTTCCTGCGGGTATAGTCGCATCTGAGAACGATCCAGATGTAAACTCTGATCCCGTGGTTTGTCCTGTTATAGCCTGAGCAGATGTTAGAATCGCATTACCGGCAGCACTTCTGTCTGTGCTGTGTCTTACTTGAATGGTTACGGACGGCGTAGTTCCACGAACAACAGCATTAATTTGATGTACTGTTATTGCTTTATCCGTGAACCACATTGTAATATCTTCTGCATTCGTAGGGCTTTCTACAGTAACACCCTTGGTTAACAAACTCTGAAGATTATAAACTCTTCCTGTTGTGTCCTTACTCTTTAGTACACCACTTTCGCTGTAGATGTATGCAGAGCTCGTTGGTGTTGATGGCACCGAACTAGTATTATTAACAAGTATATTTCCATCAGAATCAACGCTAAATCTATCTATTCCTCCAGCAGCCTCAAGCAATAATAGCGTTCCAGAAAAATTCCCCCTCACCTGAAGAGTTGCTGAAAGAGCTGTGTTTTCTAATAAACCAACACCAAACTGCGTATTTGCTATATCATTAGAAACTGAAGCTCCCTGACCAAGCAATTTATACAAATAAATGCCATTATTAGCATGGCTTATTACCATGTCATACCTACGACCTGTTGCAGTATCTACATCTAATGTCATACTGTCATCATGCCACGAAATACCAAGACCAGAAGAATCTCCTGTAAGGGAGAGTATTCCTCGTTTTGTGCCTGACGAATCTCTTACACCAACGCCAAATGCGCCGTCGGCACTAATTCTAACAACCTTGGTTGCTTGGGTATATAATTCTATTGAAGCGTCGGCGTTTGAGAACAAGTCAGTGGTCACTCTAAAATTACCTCTGCTTGTTATCCGTATAATCTCATCATACGCTCCACCATTAATAGACGCTAGAAGCCTCCAGTCACCTGTTGGGGCAGCTGCGCCCTGTACAGGCAAAACATAAGTTGCAAATCGAACCGACTGACTTGCTGCTGTTGCATTTGTTTTCCATCCCTGCCCCTCCCACACTACTGAAGGAGATATTTGTTGAACACCATCAGCAGCAGCTGTAGTGTTGACGAATAGCGCCCCAGCACCATTTGTTTGAGTTGTTCCAAGAGAATCAAATTGATAAGACAGGATATTTGTAGCTGTTCCTACTATTGTGTTTGCTCCAGTAAGAGTTCCTCCACTGGCTAATAGCCATGATGGGGCTCCGCCAAGCGATCCAGCTGTACGATATTTAATCTCTCCTGTTGACCCATCACGAACCAGCACCTGAGTAAGGGTATCATCATTTGCCGGCGCTTCTACAATCGCAATTTTACCGGACCCGAAATATGCGGCCCAGTGAGTACCTAGAACTGAAGTAACTGTTGGGTTATAGTATATTCCATAAGCATTACCAGTTGCTGCAACTGTAAAATTATAAGTAGGCGAAAGCTCAATAGCTGCTACATTACCTACGTTTGTATCGTCTGCCCAATTCCATGTTATATTGAAGGCATAGGGTCTGGTCGCATTAGCAGTTACTCCAGTGTTATCTAATTTGAATTTATAACCTGAGTTTGTGAATCTTAGATTCAGAGTATTTGTATCTATACTCTTCATTCCACCTACAGTAATCCAATCAATACCACCTTGAAATCCAACATCTACACCAATAATATTTGATCCATAACTTATTAAACCTCCGTTTGTATTCGAAATTACCCATCCTGAAGCGGCAGCTTGTCGTTCAAATCTTACAATATTTGAATATGAGGAGCTTCCTTTCACCGTAATTAATGCTGTATTTGGAGTTGCGGTGTTAAATATAACAGCCCCATCGTTCTGAACAGTTAAGATTGGAGTGTTTGCATCATCAGCAAATCTAGCAATGTTGCCTCCACTAATACCGTTTACTGCTAATGAAGTATTAGTTACAGGAGCTGTTCTAACAGATACTTCACCATCAGAATTAATTTGAAAAGCATCTGTCCAAGTTATTACACCATCAGCAGTTCCTGATTGGGCTACCCTCATTAGAAAACCAAAATTATCCCCAATCCTTAGTGTATTTGCCGACCCAGTAGCTTTATATCGCCAATTGCCATCATGATAAGCATTTGTTGCCAAATTAGAAAATGCAGCACTTCCAGATAAACCATAAAACCAAGCAACACCGGGCATTTCAATAGCATTTCCTGAACTCCACGCCTCAATATCAGTGGTGTTAACACCTAAATTACCGTCTCCACGAATAGTAAATTTTCTATCTGAGTTTACATTAACTCCACCATTATTATTGATTGCAAAAGCAAATTCTACTGGAACAGTTGATTCGCTAATTGCTCCGTTGGACATTAAAGCCAATGTAGCATAAAGAGCATAAGTAGTTGTATTTCTTACCTCCCATATAAATTGACCAAGACGATCACCGTTATCTACCACAGTTGGAGATGATCTTGACCCCCTTGACGTCTTAATATTAACTACAGCATGATTTAAATTACTTACGTGAGATCCTAATGTAAAGAATCTGTCACTAGTTATAGCACTTTCTGTATACCACTCAAATGAACCGACAGGAGTGTCAATGTTTGGGCCGATACCAAAATATCCTGAATTAAGAAGAACAACTTTTGGAGAGTCACTATCATCAGCAATCCTAAGAGCATTACCACCGCTTATTCCTCTTACATCAAGAGTAGTAGCAGCTGTAATTGTTCCAGTACTACCAACAAGAGCGCTAACTGCTATTTTTGTATTATCTACACTTAGTGTGTTAGTTCCTGCAATGTATTCAAATCCTGCTTCTGCACTTAAGCTTGCAACAACGCTAGAATTATAATATGGTATTCTGTTAGCAGCATAAGAACCTGTTACAACTACTTCTCTAGTAATTGCTTGTTGTACTTTGAGGTTGCCATTATTAGTTAATATCCAAATGTCCCCTTGTACAGGAGTGGATGGATCACTCACCACATTACCTACATTAACCCCCGCTATAGTAGCATCAGGGGTAAAAGTTGTCCTGAATCCTCCATCAATAGTAACATCACCTGTTAGAGTGGTTGTACCAGCTACCTTCCAAAACGCGGCGTTAGCTTGTGCTTGTGTGTATGCATCAGTTATTCCGTATCCTGCAAGAGTAGTGGGCGTGCTTGTGATCTTACCCCATGCTACGTCAGTTACTTTCGCGTCTGTAACGGCTCCTGCTGCCAGCTTGGCAGTAGTAACACCTAGATCGGCTATACCTACAACGCTGGCGTTATTGCCAACATCATCAATAGCATCTAAACCGTCTGTGAAATTGAGGTTAGTTCTGGCTGTTAATGGTGTTCCTGAATCTTGGATAGTGTGACCGCTTCCGCCACCAGCTCCTAGCGATATCCAAAAAGAGTTAATGTAAGCACGAAGCAGGTTATTGGTGCTGTCGTAATACACATCTCCATTTATAGGAGATGATGGATCAGCTGTGTGTGACCCAACATTAAGTCCTGCGTTTGTTGCGTCGGGATTAAATGTAATCCTTAGCCCATCTGTTATAGACGGTGCCACTGACCATACAGTACCAGATCCAAGGGTTTTGTTTGTAAGTGTTGCAGCAAGAGACTCTAGTACAAAAACACCATCTGCATCAGGGAATGTAAACGTTCTGGTTGTGGCCGCAGAAATTGATCCAGCCTCAAACTTTGCGACCTTCGTTTGTACAGCGCTATCAAGAATGCTGAAATTCGCATCAAGGAATGAGTGCGTACCAGTCCAAGCATAGTTGTCGCCAAGGGCTATTGTAAGCCCAGAGCTTAAAAGTAATTGCCAATTCGCTAGTATAGCGGGGTCTGTTCCTAATAACCTGTAAGAGTCAGATGTATCGGTACGAACAGCAATGTCGCCTTTCTTTGCAGAGAGAGCGAGCATGTTGGCTTCAGACGAAACCACAAAAGTATCTTGTCCGGTTACGTCGGTGATTTTAGTAAACGCAAGTGAAGTAATCCAAGATGGGTTTGGATAAGATCCAGCTATGGAAACAACAGCACCCGAATCCAACTCAAGAGCACTTCCTGTAAATTGCAGGCCATACCCAAGAGATATTTCAGCGACATTAGCCAGAGCACCGCTTGCGTTACCAAGCAGACTAGAGGCTGTTACCTGTTGTATCTTCCCATAACTCCATAAATTATTTGGGGCCATACCCACAGTCAAAGAACCAAAGCTCAGTGTGCCTGATGTTCTTCGTAATACCTGTTCATCGGCAGACGCAGTTATGTCTGCGACATCAGCCAGCGACGCCGTGGCATTGCCAATAACAGATCTGGCGACAGACTGACGGATGTGCGTGTTAAGCACAGCGTTAGTTCCTATGCCAACCACACTCGCGTCGTTGCCAGAGTCGTCAATAGCAACAAGTCCATTGTTGAAATTTAAGCTAGATCTGTTGGTTAACGGAGATCCGTCATTCTGAATAGTGTGTCCCGTGCCGCCCGTTAGATCAAAGGTTATTGTCTTTCCAGAGGCTGATATGCTCAACCCTGTCCCGCCTACGAATTTGAATGCGTCTGAAGGCTGGTTAACCACAGCCGCACCGTTAGATGTGATAATAGAGGCTAGGTCATTCTTTTCTTTTGATACACCAACAAGACCAGATTGTATTACAATATCGTCAAGCTGGAATCCAGTGGCATTACTTCCTTTCAATTCAATATACAGCGTGTCGAATTGACCGTTGTTAATTACAAGATCCTTTACAGGAATAGATATCAATTGATAAGTTCCGACAACACTTTGATCAAACCCGTATCGGCCATCGGTTACCGTAACGCCTGAAGAGACTTCAGTGGCACCGCTATATAATTTAACGACAAAACCTGCTGATGCGCCGAACGCCGCCTTCAGGTTTACATAAAATCTTATTACATCGTAGTCGGCAAACTCCTTAGGAGTGTCTACAAACTTTATGAACTGGCCATTAGTAAACGCACCTACATCAACATGTTTGGTTCCGGATAATGGATTGGTTGTTGCGGCAAAATTGACAGTACCATTATCTGAACTGCCAGTCCACTCGGTATTCTCCAGATATACATCTTCGTTTATAACTCCCGCCGGTACTGTTGTTGCGGCATTAACACGAGCCGTGGTGATGGCGATCTGAGTCAAAACATCAACCATAGCCCTGACAGGGTTGACCGAAGGAACACCTGTAATTTTTATTGCGCCGGTAGCGTCTATCGCAATTGTATCAAGTCTTGGGTTGGCTGGATCTGCGGCGTCAAGTGTTACCTGAGTTGATCCGGCTGGATAACGGACTCCCTGAATGTAGTATACCGGCCAGCGAACATCAAATGTAAGGCCTGTTCCGGTCCATGTTGCTGTAGCAATCCCAGTAAACCCTGTATATGGGTTCCAGTCTTGTCCTGTCTGATATAACTCGTCAGCGTTATCATTAATCTTGATAAACGCATTTCTTAAAAGATCACCAGTTCCGTCGTTAGGAGCTGCACCAACATTTACAAGTTGCTTCATAAGCTATAGTCAGCGGTAATTAAAGTTGTGTCGGCCTTCAGCAACGTTGTGTCGGCCCTGTGTATTTGTTGTTGAGACTCTGGCGCCTGAGCTAAAATCAGATCACCTATCTCTGAGTTTCCGTGGACAGATAGCGCCCCTTGTTCAGATCTTTTTCCGCGGACAAATAGATTTGAACCCTCGGATTGCCCAACTATAAACAGCTCATCCATTACGGCACATTTTCAACATCGAGCAGTTCTTCGTCTACTATTATCGTATAGGCAGAATCTTCGAGGTCAGCGTCAGGGACAACGAATGTGTAATAGGCAACCACCTTTCCCCCTTTGAACTTGGATGATACAGTGGTTGATATCTCAAGTTCAATCTCGTTGAGAGCAGTACCTGCCCTTAAATAGCTATCCGGAAAGGCATAAGACTGGATAGTAACCCCGTTTTGAACCAAGTCAACAGACATAGTTGTAAACTCGGTTCTGTTAAAGTCTGTCTTGTCTTTTTTCTTTAGAAACCTTTTGATTAAGGCATTCTCACCCTTCTTGATATTCAGCATAGATTTAGACTGTTTCTTCCTCCCATTCGAATTCCACATTCACCGTAACAGCTGTTGCTGGAGCCGTTGTAAACCTAAGACCAAGGCCTTCAGTTGCGGATCTTAGGATGGGCGCATTGTCATCATCAAACCTAAACACATGCTCTTCTGGACGCCCCGCCGCTGCGGGGGTTGTGGCCTGAGCTAAAAATCTTTTGCTGGCAATATCACCAACCAGTGTTCCTCCTGTGTTAACGGCAGTGTAACCTTTAAGCAAGGTTAAGATGGATGCGGGAGAGATTAAGTCAATAGGTACTTTTGTTCCTTCTGTCGATGTGCCACCTGTTGGGAGGGCAGAGTATTTGCCTATAGCAAGAGACAGATAAGCAATAGCGGTCAGTGTAGCGCCCGAGATTTTGATTGACCTTAATCTTATGATCTTTTTATTAGTGCCACCCATGACCGTGAATGGCTGAGTGGATGCAGGCGCCACCAAGGCGTTAAATACAGATCTGTATGTTCCTGTGTATTTTGATATGCTTCTCTTCATTAACTTTGCGGATTATTTACGCAAAGATAGTGAGAAGTGTTTATGATTACGGAAATTCGGGGTTGTTGCGGTTTCTGGCAGCTTCTAGTTTTTCAACCCTCTCGGTTAAGTTTTGGATGTGTTGTGTAAGAACCGATATCAATTGTGTGTACGCCACTGATTTGATGCCATCCCTGTTGGAATACACCAGATTTGCATACTCAGTTTCCTCCATGTCCTGAGCAATAAATCCGTATTGCAGCTTACTTCCGCCCTTCAGGGTAAACTGAACAGGCATGAGCTCCAGCAGTGTGCCAGTGTTTTTGATTGGCTCAATGTTTTCTTTGAGTGTTCTGTCAGAAATGTCCATTGTTAAAAAAAATAGGGGCTGTATTTCAAGCCCCCAGAATAGTGCCTTTTTGCAGGTAGATTTTATTCTTCGATTTTTCCTTCGTTGGCACCCTCAAGCCCCTTGAGTTTCACCAATGATTCGGCGCCTTTCTTGGTGGTCAGGAATTTTGCAAAATCACCAACAGGTGACTTACCTATACCCTTGTCGAGTATGAATAGCAACGTGCCGTCCTTTGCGGTCCATGATCTTGTTGTTTTGTCATAAGCAATCCTCTCCGACTTCTTAAGGGCTTCGATTGTTTTGGCGTGGTCAGCGCCTGTAGGCTCAGAAGAAACTGAGGATTTCAGTAGTTTTTCAGCTTCACCCTTTTCGATCATCTCTTCCACTGTATCCCTGCGCGCAAACTCAGAAGATCCGACAGGCATGTTGTTGGCCCTCAGGAATGAAGTAATCTCTTCATCTGACATTGTGTCAACAAGATTGAATGCTTGCTGCTTATTTTTACGAATCTTACGTAGTGTGTTGGAGTCGGTCGACTCATCGACGCGCTCAATTAGGATTGGAGCAGACTGATCCCTATTAGGATTATCGGCTAAATAATTTGACATCTCAATGAAGTCATAAATTTTTCTATGTTGAACCCTATTCCCGTGCAGCGTGAATTGACACAAGCCGGTTGCATCGAACCAAATATCGCCGAATACTGGCTGCATATTCGGGCCATAGTTCTTCACAAAAGCAATTTCGTAGGTCTTCCCCGTTTCAGGATCCGTTACGATATCCCTATTCGGAATACAAACATCCCTCAGATTGTATTTTTTTGTGACAGGATTGTAAGAGTTGTAAAGCCTGTATTTAACTGTATCTTTTGAGCCTAGCGGCTTGATACGCTTCCTGATTTTAGAATCATCAGGAACTTTGTTGATCTCGATAGCGATCTGTTGCATATTAAATTATTGTTTGATTTTTCGAAATAATTAAAAGAAGAAGGAGGCCCCCTTTGTTGAACCTCCTGCTTTTTATTCAGGACTAGGCTGCTGCTTTGCTAAAGATACCGAATTGACGGATACCTAAAGCTTGCAGACCCATTACTGACTGATAGCCTACCTTAAGCGAGGCTTCGTCATCTGTAGGCACAGGTGCCAATTTCCCAGTCAACGTCTCCAAGTGCTTAAGATCTGTACCATCGCCGCTCATATATCTCATACACAGGCGATCTTGCATATTGCCACTCTTGTCAGCTTTGATTTTCCCAGTAGGGATAAGATATCCTTCAGCTGCGAAATCAAAATTTGTAGCCCCAAATACCTGTGGGTTATCATAAGCCATTAGGTCTTTGATGTGGAATGTGCGTCCATAAAGTTTTACAGAATCAACACCAAGATCAAATGCTCTTTTCTTCCCGTCGCCAATTCCCCATGAATTGTAAACGATACCCACATCAACTCCGGGGAGCTGAAGTAACACATCGTTTAGGTCAGCACGAAGATCTCCTCCTGACCATAGCCAGAACTCCTTAGGAGCACCACGCTTATCAAGCGCACGGCTCATTGTACGGAAGTTAGCTTGTGTTACGGCAGCAGTCAAAGGAAGATCGACACCGCCGGATGTATTAACAACTCCATCACCACCAAGAATGTATTTACGGATGCCCTGTGTGAAGTACACATCTTCACCAGTGTTAGGGTCGGCAATTTTAGCTTGCTTTCCAACAAGGATCTGGTGAGCGATATCGGCACGGTGCTTTTGAAGTGTATCGTGCTGAAGTTTATACATAACGTAAGGCTTGCCACCGTATGTTACCTCAATCTTAGAAACCTTCTGCAAGTCAGTGATTTTAGCAGCTGTCTTGAAGATTTGAACAGAGTTCTGAGAACGAGTGAACCTTGGACGACGACCTTCAGGATCATTAGAACCTTCTGGGCTGGCGTTAGAGTAGAAGATAACAGTTTCCCCTACCTCTGTCGGTGTTGCAGCAGGAGAAAGTGCATCTGCCGCAGTAGCCCCAAGAGGAGCTACGTCAACGACTAGCGTTGATTTATTTACCGATTGAACAAGGCCTTCGCGCTTGTTTTCGAACATGGCGATCTCGTTAACAACAGGAAGCTCATCTTCAGTGGTTAGGGTGATACGAAGAACCTCGTTGGTTTCTCCGTTAAGTGTCACATCGATAGCTGCGATCACACCTGATTGATACAGGTATTGGTTTTCAAAATGGTCATATAACGGAACATCGGTTACCTTGAACCGGTTCGTCATCTCCATAATATCGAGGATCGTAGCGTCTTCAGACGTTACGTCCAGTACTTCTGCAAGAATGTCACGCTTATCAAGAAAGTTGATAGACGAGATATAATTCTTATTGGTTGATCCAATTAACATTTAAGTTTTCTTAGTTTAAAATGGTTTAACTTTTCTTTTGCTGCTTAGCGGCTTGTAAGAATCCATCCCTCCAATCTCCAGAACCAACGGCTGGTAACTTGGTTTTGTCATCAAGATTTCCATCTGTGTTTCTTTTCTCCTTCAGCGTCTTTTCTACCGCCAGCGTTTTCCCGAACTCCACCAATTGCTTTTCATAAGCCGCAGGATTTTTTGCGAAAGCGTAAACCTTTGCTTGTTTTGAGTGATCAACAACCCCTTTGTCGTTGATGAACAATTTCCAGAACTGCCTGTCATCAACCATCATCTCGATTATTGAGTCAGGGTTCTCCACTTCGTAACCAAACTTGGTTCCGTCTTCTTTTTCTACAGCAACCTCCAGCAGTTTGCTTTCACGGAACTTGGCCAAGTCCACGTTTTCACCTAATTGCTTCTTCCAAGTTTCCTGTTGAACCTTGGGGTCTGCCGCAGATTCTGCGGCCTTACGCTTTACTTCCGGAATAACGAACTTTGCCTGCTGTTCCTTGAAGTTGGTTCTGGCCTTTGTAGCATCTCGCTTTAAAAGCGCCTGACCAATCTTGTGGGCTTGCGACTCGGTATCTATTTCCTCCGGAGAGGCGTTCAGGTCAATTTTGTATTTGTTCTGAAGCTCATCCTGAAACAACATATCTCTTGTTGCTTGGTCGAGATCAGAGTTCTCTTTGTCGAATTGCTTACTAAGCACAGATAAATCATCCTGCTTATCCCAATCAATTGCCTTGGCCTCTAAATATGCCGTGGCGTCCCCTGTAGCTTCGTAGTGATCCAAGAATCCCTTGAGGAATTCGTTTGAATCAATTTTTGCAACCCTCTCGGCTAATTGATCTCTCTCTTGTAGAAGAGAGTTGACTGATCTGCTTTCGCCATTCACTTCCACCTCATACTCATCCAGATTTAATTCTGCTGGAGGTGTTGGCTCTGGGATTGGATCAGGTTCCGGATCAACGGGTTCAGGCGCTGGTTCCGGATCAACGGGTTCAGGCGCTGGTTCTGGATCAACCGGGTCCGGATCAGGAGTCGGGTCAGTTGGAACCGGCTCAGGTTCAGGATTCGGATCTACCGGATCAGGCGTTGGATCAGCTGGATCTGTCGGCGTTGGATCAGGAGTTGGTTCAGTTGGTTCGCCATTACTCTTTGCGAGTAGAGCGTCGATATCAATTGCCATAAATATTTTTTGGGTTTGCTTTCAATGAATAGTGATGGCAAAGCTACGACCATAAAGTGAATATTACACAATTTTGGGCGCGTTTGCTTTTTCCTTAGATTTAATCAATGCAGTTTCTCTGGTAGCATCAGCAGCAGTTTGCGCTACCGTTTTCTTTGCCTCGTTCTGCTCAGAAGATACTCCACCCTTCAGTTCCCATTCGCGTTCTAACAGAACCAATTTCCATTGATTCTCCTTATCCACAAGAGTGCCTTTAACCATAGCCTCAAGCTCAAACGTTTTCCTTTTCTCTTCTTCTGCTGCCCGAGCGGCTATGGCAGATGCTTCGGCATTACCCATTTTGTCTGCCTGAGCAAGGGCCGCTTGTTTTTCTTGGTTCTTCTGAATTCTGAACGCAAGCAGCAGCTCCGCTTGCTTTAAGTTCCGGACACGCTTAATCGCTATCGAGTCTGCAATTGTTATTTGTCCTGACTGAATAGCAAGGTTGATCATATTTTGTAAATTAATCTTCTCTTCGCTGTCAGCGTCATACTCAATTGCAATTCCATAAATTCTATGCAGCGGACCTTCATCTTGCTTAAGACTCTTGATATTTGATGGAGCAACTATGTTTCTGTAAACAGAGTTCTTTTTGAAGGTCATCGAATCATGCACTCTTACCGCTATCTCGTCTGCCAGAACTTCAATCAAGTATCTCTCCGCCATTAACAGGTGGTGGAGCGCGTTAGATGTTGCTTCTTGGGCCAGTCCAGCCACCCCATTTAGAAGTTTGGGGTCTGGCGTAGATCCATCGGTAACCTCATTCATACCTATAAGTCCAGCCATGTAAGACATGAACTTGTCTATTACAGCAAAGTACTCTGCGGCCTCAGTCCCAAGACCGTTCTTCAATTCCTCAATAGGCCTGTAGTTTGATGCTGTACCATCTGGTGCCAGCTTTCTATACACCAGCACACCGGTCTGTGTAAACATGTCAAGAATAGACAGGGGCGACATGGCGGCGGATTCATCCCCACCCTCACCTAGTGATATATCCTCAAGGGCTCCGATTTCAATCAGAATACCTTTAGGTCTCGCTTTCGCTATTACGTTTTGAAGTTTGTACCACGCCAGAACAACCTGATCAACAATTGGCATCATTTGCTCAATCATTGGGTTGGTCTCCATAGCGTTTAGCTCAGGAGCTACAGCCAAGTAACTTAGCCTTGTGTCCCAGATGTGAGAATCTTTCCTGTAGACATCAGACTTCAGGCCATAGTTGAACATTATGTCAGTGTCAATGATCCATTTATGCCTATACACAACAATATCGGTATCCGAATAATACTCTCGATCAGATTTCCTTGATGGTCCCTCCACTCCTCCTATGACCGGATTACCCCTTTTGTCCCACCTCTTTTCGTACCAGTATTTATTGCATGACAAGAACTCGCCGTCATACACGGGTATCTTTACACTGTCGTAGGCGAAAGACCCAATAGCGCCAACAGAATAACTGTTCTTATTTCCATGATTCCCTATGTGCTTTTGGGCAATACTCTCAAGCTGATCCTCACTCACATCAACACCACTCGCCTTGCACTCTCTCCTTATTTCATCAATAGTCATTAACACCGCTTCGCCTGCATACCAGATGTCTTTGAAGTATGGATCGAGGGTAGGGGAGACAATAAAATTATTTGGATTAACAACCCTAAACCCAACCTTGCCAGTCTCAAGGTCAGTGAAGGCCTTGAAGATAGCCACCCCAGAATCAAACAGCCTATCACGTATAACCGTCAAGGCCTCTTTTATTCTGCCGTCAGTAAATACAGCGTCCACCTTTTTCTCAATGTCAATGGCCATGTTGTGCTTGTAACCAAACTCCATTTTGATAGCCAGCTCTTCTTCTTCTATTGGTTGGTCAAACTCTCCACTCGATAACACATCAACCGGCAGCCCTAGCTCGGTGAGCATATCACGAACTTTGATGTTTGCCTGCTCTGTTGCCTCATAGTCCAATTTGTCCTCAAGCGCATAGTTGTCAATGGCTTGAGCGTTAATTACAAAATCGATCTTTGAGTGTTTGTTATTGATGATTCTCTTGAACCTTGGAATGATTGCCGGTGGAGACAAATCCAGATTAACAAAAGATGTGTTCGTATCGTCAGATACCTCAAACATTGGTTTGTATATGTCGTTAGGCTGTTTCCCAAGAGAATAAAGCCTGTTGAGATTGTACCTATCGGCACCCTTGTTGAAGCTTTTTATCGACTGATTGTCGAATTCCTCCCAGATAGCCTTGATCATCTGGAGCATCCACTTCTCACCCTTTTCTTTTGGGTTGACGTAATGATTTGGAAAGGTGTAATTTGCCATTCTTTTTTAGTTTATATCTTCTTTGAAACTTGTTGGGGTTAATTCTTCCCCTGCTTTGTAGTGTTTGATGACGGCGCTTAATTCTTTTGGCCGCAATCAAAGCGTACCCCGACGCCATGCCTAGGTCAAACTTTTCAGTGTCATCAAGCTTAAAATCCTTCCAATCTCTCAATAGTTCTGGATGGTTTACCCTGTGGCAATGCTCGTCTATAAATAATTCCGTATGCTCTACAATTGATTGGTGAGACTTGGTTGACGCAGAAATGCCCTCGTTTCCTTTTTCATCAACCATGATAAACGCCGCATAACCCCTGTCATGGAAATACGCTCTGATCCCCTGCTTCTGATCTTCAAACAGCATCTGACATCCGAAATAATGGCAGAGCTTAATCATGTCCTCGTAAAATATCGCCGCAGTTTGTGGTCGGTTTGCGTAGATAGCCACAAAGTTATCTGAGTCACCCTGATCGAACGGATCAAACTTTCTGTATACCGCCGCAGCCCCTTTAGAAAATCTCCCTGTCTTAGTCCTGTTGTGATCGTATGGGTCAATTCCAATTACGAAATGAAGTATGTTCTTTGGGATCACATTAGTTCCTCGGATATGTACATTGTTTGCCTTATCCGGATCCTCGAATATCCAGCTAAACTGGAATCTTCCCTTCGATGTTTTTACCAGCTTTACTTTTGTTTTTTCTTCATCCTCCCATAACAGATCGTATCTGGTTTCGTAATCTTTCTTCCAATTCAACAAGTCAAGACGGTCATCTATTTTGATCGCGTTGTATAAACAGTTGTCGCCATCAGTTCTGAAGGCTTCCTGCCATGTAGTCGGGTTTTTGCGGATGAAAGAAGCGAGTGCCCTCGGATCATCTATAAGATCCAGTCTCCTCTTCATTAAGTGTTCCAGTCCTCTCTTGCTATCAGGAATCCCGTACTTATCAAGGTAGATCATATCCTGAGCCGGAGTAAAGAATCTGTACAGTCCAGATTTAGTCCTGCTGTCAGACTGTCTCTTGCTTTGATCTGAGTCTTTCCATAATTGCTCGTAAGACTCAAGGTATCCTTCCATATCTTCTACGGTGGAAGTATAAATAGCCTTACCTAAAATTGTCCATCCATCTGAGTCTTCGAAACACGGCTTAACCTGATAGTGCCTCTTCAAAACGTCAAGATCTATTGTCTTGAACACCTCGTCACACATGTATCTGGTTAGTTTCTCTCCGTCATAAGCCTCAGGTTTTGAGTTTCTATAATTGATCAACGACTCTAATTCTGAATCGACATCGTACTGGTTTGAATCTAACTCTCCCCTCTTAGAAGATTTATAGAATCTTAATTCCCTCTTCGGCACATCGCCCTGAGACCTGTCGTATTGTGGTTTGAAAAAGTCTGGCAGTTTTCTGAAGGGCTGAACACACGCCTTTCCAAACACACTCTTTGCGTCCGCCTCGACCTTTGACTGGATGCCGGACCACGAGTTAGGAACCCTTGTGGCATGTTCAGTAATGAAGCATCCTGCCCAAAAAGTTTTTCCAATCCGACGTTTAGTTATCTCAATTAGCCCATAAGCATCAGGATCATTAACCACATAATCAGTTATGTAGGCTTTTTTTAAGTCTGGAAGACGAAACTTCGGCAGCCCAATATCTATCCGCCAGTGCGTGAGGTAGTAATAGTACAACCCTGTCAAATAAGTCATCTTTCCATTGTTCAGGAACCAAGCCCCGAACTTGCGACGATGCCATTCTCTGGCTCTGTACTTTTGAAGATCAGTGTCAACGTAGTTGGCATCAAGTCTCTTCATCTCCTTCTCCCTTGACATTCTACGGGAGTAATCCTTTGACGGGGTGGGTGGCTCCCAGAATTGCTCGGTCTTAATTGTAGACCGAACTATTACATCGGTGTCGTCAAGCCTTCCTGTTTCATAATTCCACACCTTTCCTTCTGGTGGTAAATACACCCTTATAGCAAGGTCTCCCTCGCCAACAACCATCGATGACCCTCCTTTAATTTTATTGTACATTTAACGTTTTGCTTGACCTTCTGGTGAGTAATCGATATTCAAGTGCTCTGCGACTTCACCTGATCCAAATAGCATTTGGTAGTATTTATCAATCCTCTCCGAGGTGTTGCTTGACTCCTCCATGAGTTTTGATTTGATCGCCACTGCCGTGAGGCGATCTCTGTCAGTTGTAGCCAAAACCTCGGTAAGCAACACCTTTTGGAACTCGTAAAAGGTTTGTTCATTTGACACAATCATGCTCCACACCCTAGAGTTCTGATCTTTCAAGAACTCTATCACCATTGCAGCAAACTCGGGGTCTGTGAAGTTGAAGATGCCGGTAAGTATATCTTTATCTTTTTCAAGATCATACCCAGCGTATGCCGCACATTCCTTTTTACGCAGATCAACATCCTGAAAAACCTTTGTGAATGGGGATTTCTTGTCGTACATAATCACAACAAACTTTATCAGCTTATCAAGATCAGCACGAAGTGGCGTTGTGAATGACTCGAACTTGTTTAGTTCGGGCAGACTCTCAAGCAACGGTTTGGTTTTTGGGGCGGCAAACACATTATACTTGAGGGATAAAAGACTGTCTGGATTAAATATAGAGTACTCCATGTAAATGCAAAAGTACCCCAACTTATTTGAAAATGTAGAAATTACGCAATAAGTGCTATATTTACATATTCAAAACAAACACAAATCATGGCAAACTACAGAAAAGCAAAATTGAAAGACAAAGAAAAAAAACAGGCGCCCTCAAAAAAGAAAGCGCCTGTTGCGAAGCGGGTTGGTGGTAAGTACTAAACTCTGTTCTGGCCCTCGACATTTCTGGCAACCCTGTCAAGGGTTCTTTTGTTGAGCCACATTAGGGCCTCCTCAAGTTTTGTTATGGCTAAAGAATTTTCACGACAAGAAAATTTTTTATTCAGGTAATTCAGTCTGTCTATCAATATAGCAATAAATGCCAAAGAGCAATACCAATGAGCTTCTTTGATAAGCATTACGGAAAGGCTGTCTTTAATCCAGACTAAAGACAGGATCAACATCAAAAGCCTGTGCTACTTTGATTTCTAAAGTATTGGCTAATTGACTAATAACTTCTCTGTCAGTTGATTCATTGAGACTCTGGGCTAATGCAATAATCTCTTTTGCTATTGGTGTTGTAATATCTGGCAATGGGTATCGCTCAACATATTGGGTGAAATATCTTCTCCGACCAGAATAAAGCTTATTGTTGAAGACTAAGTCATGATATTTTGTCATAAGCTTTGAATTAGCAATGCCTTGAATCAGTAAGAGTCTTTCAACTTCTTCTTCGTTTTGCGCGACAATCCAGTAGCAATTTCCATTTACTATCTTTCCTCCCTTTATCAAAATAAAATCTTGGAGCTAGGCTAATGTCAGGAAATACAAGCTTGGGCAGTGACCAAAATTCCGGTCTATGGGGTACCCATATTTCAAACCATTGCCTTCCAGCTTCAATGACATATTTCCGTGATTTCAACTGCGCTTCATGAAGCAGGAAGTAATTCTTAGCCTTTGGAAACTTCTCAATATCAATTGTAAACTTTGTTCCGTTCTTTCCATAGTGTGGATAAAGAACCTTAAGGCTTAGATTTTCAGTTGCGCTCCACGCCTCAATATTTTCCTGAGAAATCAATTCCTTTAATAACTCTTCTTCAGGTTTCTTATCCCCTAAAGCCTCCCATTTATCACCTATAAAAACTTTGTCAGCCTAGTTATAAGTTTATGTTTGTTAATTCCCACCCCTGAGCGATCAGATAATTGACCATCTCCTCGGTAAGACGACAGTCGTCATCACCGTTTATCTCGTACTGGAGCTGTTCCCACAGCTCTTCCTGAGTCGCCTCTATTGATTCCTCTTCCATGTTCTGCTGATTTTTTTGATTGTTACATTCATCCATTTACCGGTGTTTCGAGAGGACTGATGAAATAATAAATCACCTCTGTTTCGGTACCTTCTGTTCATGGTGTCATGCACTATCCAATAACCATCTATCTCAGGGTCATTAGCAGTAATTAGCACCGTGTCCCCATAGACAAATGTTTTGCTACGAATGATATCTTGAGACAAAGCCATCCACCTGATTTCACCAGACTTAAGCCTTGCTAGGTTTATCCTTGCTCCAGAAGCAGTTATCAACGGCGCGTCATCTGTTTGACTCGGGACAGGGTTGTATACAGTCAGCACGTCCAGCACAATCCTCTCCGGTGTGGCCTCCCTAGAAGAAAAGCTGATCATTATGAATAGAAATAGCAATATTCTCATGAGCTTGGTTTTAAGTGAAACTTTCTTCATCTTCTTACAAAATCTTTTCTCTCTTTCTATTGTCATACTAACTCCTTAAGATCTTTGATTCGTTTATACCCAACATCATATCTTTGGTTATGAGCAGCATCCATCAGGTATGTACACACACCACCTTTGTTTAATTCGACAAACGTCTCAAACCTGTCGTCAACAAAAATTTCTATTCCGGATGACTTGGCGATATCAAGCTTTGAGTTATTGTGGCCTACGGTATACACGGGCGCTTTTGGAAAACCATAAATATCCAACCACTCCATAGTTACCTCACTCGGAACGGTTCGGCTGGTTATGTAGCAATGCGGTTCGAAAGGGAGTCCGAGAGGGTTGACTTTGACCGGAATACTCATCCAAAAATAAATATCATTGGCAACCTCAGAGAACCTCTTGGATAAAAGAGGATCGTTCCAGTAAACAGGACGTGTTTTGATTTCTGGAAACCTGAGCATCATAGCGCCAATAAAGTCGGCAAGCACTTCATCGACATCCAGTCCGATCTTGCGGCGTTGCAGATATAAATGATTTCGGTTGTCAAACTCAGGATGGGTTTTTTCAAACTCCATTAACGCCAGCAGACCCCATCCAGCATTTGCCAAGTGTTTTGTTTTTAAGTCAGGATCAAGATCTTCTCCGTTTTTCCATGCGGTAATATGGCGCTCAACACTCTCCATGCACTCAAGCCACCCCTGACCCTTGCGCCAGTTGTCTGCGCCAGACTCAATGACGGTCAGCCTTTTTTTTGCGACATCATTGATCGGTATATCCTTACCCAGCACTCTGTTTCCTTCCTCGTCCCCGTACACAGTATATTTATGTGCCCCCTCAGTATAAACATCAACTATTGACTTGATCGGAGACGTTGGAACTAAACCATACCTTGGTTTTCCTGCGTTGTATCTTTTTGCCTGTTCTGCCATAATATTTATTCCAAGACTGACATTACCGTATTGAGAACTTTTGGGTCTAACCATTTGTGGAGATAAGACCTAACCCCAAGTTTTCCTCCCCGAAGAAATGCAAGCTGTAGTTTCCGTTTATGATCTTGACGTATGATCACCGGCACCTCCATTTCGTACATCCTGTTTGGAATTATCTTTTCGTCATTGATCTCTTTCTGGCCTGATAAGAGGAGGTCTGATCCGGATATTAACTCAGTGGTCTTTTTTACGTCCTGCTTAAGCTTCGGGTAGACTATCTCAATGAATTCATCTATCGTCATAAATCGGTTGTTACAGTCATTACATCATTAAAATCTAAGTAGGCGTAGATTGCTTTTTCAACCCTCTTGAGCCTATTGTGTTGAGGGGCATCAAAGACGTCTATGAATATTTTTCCCTTCAGTTTTTCTTCCGCCAACGATCTGAGGTCCTTTGTTTTTGCAGCGTACTGCAATCCGTTAAGAGTAAAAGCAACCATTCTGACGTCGGAGTACAACCATCCCAATTCTCCATTTTGGTCTTTCACCTCCACCTCAAACACTAGCCGTCCAGTTAAATCGCCCAGCCAATAAGCCTCAAAACTCACCCTAGCTTTTATAGGGATGCTCTGATCGGCCTTGGCCACCAAGTCAAGGCAGTGCATAAATGAATCTTTAAGAAACATTAGTAGTCGAGTGAGTCTTCTGTTTCGCCAGTCAGTTGCATGTATGGGAAAAAGCGGTCAATTACGACCTGAGCATCTTCGGTAGAGTTAGCCCAAATACCCTTGCCTTCCGACTCTTCGATTTTTCCATTTTTGTCGAGATATGATATCGTTGTCTTATAGCACTTTGACTCCTTTTTATCAGAGATCATGTCCATAATCGCCGAGAATGCTTTTTCATAAGAATCGTATTCAACTGAATTCCCCTCCGTGTTCTCCACAGCAACCTTGTTATTGTATGTGGCGAATACATTTATTCCACTGATTCTAGCGAGAGCCTTAATAAAGTCGTTCTCGATAGAGTTGTGGGTCACCTTGTCTGTTAAGAAATTCCCAGCAATTAATTCGCTATAAAATTTGGGCGCTCGCTCTCGGAGATACTCCAAGAATTTTCTTTTCCGGTCAATACCGGACGCTAGTTTTAGTATTGGATTCATGATTGTTTTGGTTCGTGCATTAATATGTCTTCCTGAGTCATGCAGAAATATTTCTTGCCCATAATTTCGTTCTCCCAATCCGCATCTCTCGGGTATGCGATTACATCTCCAATTTTTACCGAAAGGGTTGGCGATCCTTTTAGCGGTGTTCCTATGTGGGAGAGGGTTGCAAATTTTGCATCATGTGGAACGTTGATAGCTGTTATTATCCCCGATGGTGATTTAATTACATTTATACCATCGTCATTAACCACCCCTTCAGCCTGAATCGCCTCGCACAGAACTCGGCCTCCGATCATAACTATCTCTCCATTCCTTATGGCGGCAAATATGTACTCGTATGGCACGAGATACAATCGCTCCCCGTTGTGCTCAATAGCCATTGTGTCGTCGATCGCCGAATAGTGTAAAACTACGTCGTCGTCCACCTGTACCTCGGGTACGATGTACTTATAAGGTATGCCGTTACTCATTCCACGTGGAACATTTACGACATGCCCCATAGTCTGGGCGTACTTACTCACGTCCTCAAGCCCCTCCGTGCCTGCCACCTTCAGCTCGAGTGAACCGTAGTGAATCATGTCTACTTTCTCTGATTCAACGGTGACAAGCACATGGTTGAGAATGGGCTGCGGGTAAGTCATTATCCTTAAAACCCTTCATTTATCTCTACGCCGGCACGGCGAAACTCGTTCTCGAAGTACTTCCCAAACAGCTGCTCAAAGAGTTTTTTCTTCTGCTCAAGTTCGTCGGTTTCGGCTCTCTTCTTCTCGATCTCAGAATTGAACCTATCAAGAACTTGTTGCTTGCTGACTGGCAAGTCCCAATCATTCAACGGGCAAATCTCAGCGGTCTTTGTGGTGCTATTGAAATAAAGGAACTTAATCGTGGCCGAGCTATATTCAGTCTCCAGATAAGCGATTACAATTGTCGGATGCTGTTCGAACTGGTCAAACCCAATGATTGTTCCTATGTAAGACTTGAATGTATCACCATAAGATTCCTTAATAAGAACCTTGATGTTGTCGCCAACCTTGTAGTTATCAACTACTTTAGCATGCCTGAGATCGACCTCCATCTTGACGCCGTTAATCTCTATGATTTTAGTCTGTACCATGATGCAAATAAAGGAAAAGCTTATATATAATACAAGGGTAGTGCGTAAATATTACGCCTACCGAGAGGGTTGAAAAAATAAAACATCCGGAAAATGTTGCATTATAGGATTATACGCAGTATATTTGTGTTAATATTACATTATGAAAAGAAGTTTACGCCACAGTTATCAGCTACCCTTGTCCTCACCGACACAGGAGGCCTACGCTATGGAGTAAATTCAAAATACTAGTTTGACAAAACCCATTACTCCCCCGCTTAGGCCTTGACGAAAGTTGAGGCCTTTGTTTTTTGTGTGGGTTAAATTAAATCGCGGAGCGATCCACAAAGAGAGAGGTTACCCGCCTTGGAAGCGGGGTTATTGCAAGTTCGAGTCTTGCCTTCGCGACGGAACGTATTTCTGGCTCGAGTCCAGACGAAGGTCGGTCAGGGATTTCTGTAGTGTAATCGGCAACACGCGTTCATATCCTGATCCGCCAGAGCTGGGACTGTCTGTAAAACAGTTGCCTTCTGGCTGAGTGGGTTCGAATCCCACGTGATGGACTAATATTTCTGGTTAGTATAACGGCAAGTACGCCTGACTTTGACTCAGGTATCTGTCAGTTCGACTCCGACCTTTCACCCTTAATGGAAAATATTATTTACAATAAACGGCTGTTTTTGTAAAGAATATTTGACAACACTATCCTCCTGTAGTTTAACTGGTCGGGGTTCGAATCCCCGCAGGAGGCCTGAGAGGATTGCAAAAAAGAGCCCCAGTGATGGAATTGGCGAGACATGTCAGATTTAGACTCTGATGCGAAATAACAGTAGCGTGTAGGTTCGGGTCCTACTTGGGGTACTTATAGGCTCATGGTGAAAACGGTAAACACGTCAGGCTTAAACCCTGATGCGAACTAAAAAATAAGCTTGCCGGTTCGAGTCCGGCTGGGCCTACTATATGGAGAGTAAACCTGCTAGGGTAGGGGCGCTCTGCTAAGGCGCACGTGCGGTAATACGCATGTGGATCATGACCACTGCTCTCCGCGTTCATTACAGTAAACGAACGTTTACTAATTTTGTTTAATGTTACGGAGGTCGTCCGAATGAACGAGGACACTATTTTGAAAACAGCTGGGCTTAACGGCTTTGGGGGTTCGATTCCCTTGGCCTCCGCTGACCAAGGGATATATTAAAGATGTTAAGAGAAGGGATGGAGCTCTACCCCCCACCCTTCCATTCATTGTATGCTTTTAAATATATAACCGCAAAAACACTAAAAAATATATGCTTTTACGTCGGTCTCCCCAGAGTTCATGGTGAGATTCGAACTCACGCTTCGAGTTTTGCAGACCCGATTTTGCACCGAGCCATGAACTTAAAAAAACCCCACAAGGTGCGCTTGGATCAGAGGCGTATGGGGTGTGTTGGGCGACAGGAGAGGGTTGAAGCAAAAGACTCGTTCTTGGGGCGCTGTTCTTATGGGTGAGCGTGGCGAGTACTTCGTGCAAAGGGCTGGAGTCGAACCAACGGCCACCGGCTTTTCAGACCGGCACTCTACCACTGAGTTACCGATGCAATTTAGTAGCGGAGGTGGGAATCGAACCCAGTAGAAGTGCTTATGAGACACCCAAGCTCACCAGAGCTGCCTACAACCGCAATTTTGTAGTGATGATAGGTTACGATCCTACTCTCTCGAACGTATCAGATTCGCGCTTTCCCGATTAAGCTACATCACTATTTTTAGTTCCGCCGGTGGGAATCGAACTCACTTTTTGTCTGGTTAAAAGCCAGAAGCAATACCAAATTTTGCTACGACGGAGTAAACCTTGTCGTAGTCCTTTTTATTTGTTTTCATATTAGCTTTTGTTTGCTGTTACTATTTTTAACCTTTAATGTAACAATCTTGTTAGTTACAACTTTGTTAGTTGGCCCTGCGGGTACCGATCCCACGCCCTGTTCATTATGAGTGAACTGCTCCTCCATTAAGCTAAGGGCCGATGAACTCCTGTCGGGATTCGAACCCGAACTGATGAGGTAGAAACACATAGTTCTTCCGATTAAACTACAGGAGTTTATTAGAATAATCTATGTCTTCTTCTTTCCATGAGGTCCCTCAGAGAATCGAACTCTGTATCTTCTGGTTACAAATCAGTGGCATCGCCAGCAATGCTTAGGAACCTTTTTATTTCGCATTTCGCGAATTGCACGGGTGGTAGGACTCGAACCTACAGTCACGGTTTTGGAGACCGTTGGTTTACCGATTAACCGACACCGGTGTTTTGAGAGGTTGTAAATGCAATCCTCTCGGTGAGGGAAGGGAATGATTCGAACATTCGTAAGGCACATTAACAGTGTGCTGCCTGACCACTAGGCTACCAACCCTTTTTATTGCAGTACTGACGGGAGTCGAACCCGCTCCGTTCTTCGTGACAGGAAGACATCTTATCCATTTGACCTCAGCACTGTGATAGTCCGACAGGGTCGAGCGGTTGACCTGACGCTTTTGATCCGCAACTCCCAGTTGAATGTACGCTTTACTGGGCACGTCATTTCGACCCTGTCGGAACTTTGTTGTGGAACCATAGGGGATCGAACCCTACTCGCGGATCTTGCAAGGATCTGCCGCCAAGCCGAGGAACATGTGGCCCCAAATTAAAAAGCTCCAGATTTTACTTTGGAGCTTTTTTGTCGACATCTATTCACCTTACTAAATGAGTTGCTCCAATGGAATACCTCCCTTGCCCCAATTAATTGTGGCGCCGTTCATTCTCGCGATATTAAAGCAACTCATTTTCATTTCATGTAGTTTTATACCAAAAATATATACATCATATCTGTCAGGGGACTTGTGAAGTCCCCTGACAGATATGATGTCATTGCCTTTTGATAGCTTTCAAACTCATCGTTAGAAGCGTAATTCAATTGGATAGAGCGTCGTTGGTGGTAACACGGTTAGTACTGCTGACGAGACTCGAACTCGCTAGTACACGCCTTGAAAGGGCGCGGCCTCGACCACTTCGGCTTCAGCAGCGTAACGCTCCTCAGCTTCAGTTTGTTCGAATGAGATCAGCAGTTCTTTTTTCATCATGGCGTAAATATAACGCAATAAATTTGATAATGTAACATTTCCGGATGTTTTATTTTCTAAATGTCTTCCCGCACCGGCGACACTTGTATCTTATTGTGAATCTGCCGGTGTGAATCATTTCGAGTTTGTGATCGAAAAGAAAACACAGTATCTGTTTCATTTTGCCAGAAATATAAATAGCCTTTCCCCAAGGTACCCCGCCAGATAAGCTTGGGGCTCGTCGTTTTCTATGTCATGAGCGATCCCTCTTGTTATACATAGGTAATTAACCGCGTGAATAATTTCATGGAAGACAACATTAACGCTAAGCTCGTCCTCTTGAAAAACCATACATAAAACCCCCTTATTGTCTACATATGTCATGGCCGCAGCATCCTCGGCTTCCAGACCAAGCGCGTCGACTATATCCACCACCACAACCTGCCGCACCTCCATGTTGTAAATAGGGATTACGTAGGTTGTATCATTCAGAATTTGCGCACTTCCGGATATCGACACTAGCAGAAAGAAAGTCATAAGAAGTCTTTTCATTGCATTAACCTTATGGTTGGAATTTTTCCCAAAGACTTTATTGTGACCTTGACGACTTTGATCCCCCATTGTGTAGCTTCTTTTTTCGCCAGCTTTATAATCTCGTCTTCAAGATCCAGATTGTTCACGCTTGCATAGGGCGTGGCGATGATCACCGACCTTATTATGGCTTGGGTCAGTTCCGCCACAGCATCCACTTCATTATCCACGTCGAGCAAGGCAACGGCGGGATTTTTTATTTCGTACTTAACTATCGCCTGAAGGCCTACTGTTACGCCGTCAGCAGTGGTTATGGTTTGTACGCCGAGCTCTTTTACCGACGGGACATGATTGATAGTTAGGATTTTGTCGAACTTAAATGGGAGCTGCCAGTGTAACCCCTCGGTGAGAATTTTTCTGTTTGATTTTCCGAACCTTATCCTTACGCCCTGCTCGTAAGGATCTATCACTTCCCAAAACCTGAACAAGTCAAGGCAGTCGATCAGTAGCTCTACTAGTTTATCAAACATTCTTAATGATTTAAGAGTTTAGGTTCTAAAAAACTCTGCTTTTAGATTCTCAGTTGGTTTTGAGGAGCTTTCATATAACCCCCCTTTCCCCCCATTAAGAAAAATGGACGAAAAGGAAGTTTTTTGGGCTCAAGAATCTGCTTTTGAGTTCTTCAGTGTTTCGTGTCGCCTCCATCCGATATTAAGAAGATGATCTGTTTAAAGTGCTTCATCGAGGCATATCGGAGCCTCCCCCGCACTATAAGACGCAATGTAAGTAAACTTTACGTACAAAACAAATTTTAGTGTACAATTTATTTTACGTGGTCCTCTTGCATATAATGTACGCAATGTATACCTTGCACTCATGTTGGCAATAGAACTGAAATCTGACGGCTTGATAATGAAGGCCTATAATTATGCGAGAAAGTGTCATGACGGCACTAATCAGGAGTATGACGGCAATTCGTACATGGTCCATGTGATAGGTGCATTTGGGTATGCAGCGAAATATATAGACCTGATATCTAAGCCGGATCGGGCCACGGTCCTTGCAGCAGTCTTTGCCCATGATGTTATTGAAGACACGCGTCAAACATACGGCGACGTGAAGAAAGAGCTAGGGGAGAGAGTTGCAGAAATTGTATATGCTGTAACTAATGAGAAGGGAAAAAACAGGAAAGAGAGAGCTAATGATGTTTATTATTCAAGAATAAGGCGGAAAAAAAACGCCGACTTCGTGAAGTTGTGTGACAGGCTGTCTAACGTAAGGTATTCGGTCGATCACGGGGCGAGTCAAGCTAAAATGTACAGAAATGAGAATAAGCTATTTGTGTACGAAGTAACAAATCGCCACGGCCATCTCCAGCCAATGATTAGTGAATTATATTACCTGTTAAGCGAATAATATGAGAAAATTCCTAAAAGAACTTTTTGACAGCAGCGGAGCAACATCATTGACCGTTGTCGCTGCTGTCACAATAGTTGGTAGCGGCACTTATGACGCTATTACATACGGATATATTGACACAGACGTTCCATTCTTGATGGGTGGTTTGTATGTGCTGGTCATGCTTTGCGTCTGGATCGACAAAAAAATCAAAGAATGATAAGTGTAATTTTATTGTTCGTAGTTGGTTTGGCTTACTCGTATCGGGAATGGAGAGAGTTCCGAGGAGGATCTCTTGAAAACCGATACGGGTTTTGGGGTAAGGATAGCTGGGTAAGGAAGTATAAATACGAATTTTTTCTTGGTGCTTTGTCCTTTGAATGCGTGTCAAAACGAAACCTGTACTACAGGATTTTCGGAATCAGATACAAAGAAGCATTTCCCTTTTCGGCGACAGCGCTAGTATGGCTGACCGATTGGTACCATGCCTTTCAGTTTGTAATGCTTAAAGCAATATTTCTAGCAGTGTACTTCCGAGAGGATTGGAACAACTGGCCGCTGGAAGTTGGGTCGTATGCAGCCGCGTATTATTTGGGGTTCAACCTAATCTGGAAAAGACAGAGGTGATAATCGCGATGGTATCACTGGCTGTGATTGTATACACCTTTCAGGTGGTGTTCTGGTTTGATTGGGTGGTGTTGTGTGGGAAATCAATTAAGTGGAGAGCTTCAAAACTAAAGTACCTGATACCGTTCTTTTTTGTGATAGAAATTATAAACGAAACGAAATGATAATCCAGATTCTTATTCTAGCCTACCTGATCCAATTGTTTTACATCGGATACGTCAAGCTTTTTGGAGACCCCATTAGCGACAAAGCGTTTTTGGTCTGGATGTTTCCGTTTGTAGCTCCTCTGGTTTATGTGATCGGAGAGTTTACGGGATACTTCGATGATGATAACGATACAGGATTCGCATAAAGCTTAGAAACCATGATAACAATCACAGCGCAGAAAAGACAGGACATTGAGCTTGTTAAGGAAGCTCTAAATCACTATGGATTCCAGTATCACGTTGGGGTGACAAAGAAATATAGATTCTTTGGGCCTCCTGTTTTTAAGCTGAAGATGTATTTCTTCCCGTCTATTGAATTTATGGAGGAGCTTGTAAAGAAGGCGATTGACGTCGATGATTTTGAGAATGCCGAGCGCATAAGGAGAGTAATTTTTGCACGTAAAAACCAAATACAATGAATAACATTTTTGAAAACACAGCTGAGAACTTCATGGATCACAGTTTTTTCCTGACAGAGGAAGAAGCAAAGAAAAGCTCAATCTTCACAAAAGCGCATGAGCTGTTTGGTTTTCTACACAATGGTGGCGGGGATGTCTTAGATGGAGATACACTTCAGGAACACTCAGATAATGTGGTTTTCGCCGCTAAGGAGCTGATCGACGCATATAAAGGCAAATTCGTTCGTGAGTACACACCTGTAAGGAAGAAATAGATGTACAGGGATAAGCAATACTTTTTAACAACCCTCTCCGACTTGACCGAGCTAGAGCAGAGGTCTCTCATAGAGGCCTTCAATGAGCTGGGTTATAAACTTCCACCAGATGAGAATTTACAGTGTGAGTTGCATAGTGTGGAGAGCGGGCTGGAGGAGCTTCAGGATGAAGTAAATGATTTGCAGCGCGACATAACCAACCTACAAACGGCGGTGCATGAACGCGACTTGGCGCTGGAGGAAATAAAAGAACTATCAACAAGATTTGAGAAATAATGCTGAACACAAAAACGCCCAACCTTGGCCACGGCCTCAGTCTAGGTACCTTTACGCCAGACCCGTCGGGTCCTGATTCCACAACAATAGAGATAAAAATCTCGCCATTAACCCACGGATTTGTGTGTGAGATAGGACTTCAAACAATAGCGGTAGAAAGAACTGACGACCTCATATTAGTACTGCGGAGGTATTTGGAAAACCCAAGCAAAACAGAAAGAGATATTCTGGCACTTAGGAATTTCAAAAACACTTTCTTGAACGTAAAAATTCAATGAAAGTCCTGTTGATCATATTCTTTCTGTGGACGGACCAGTATATACTGTTCGATAAGAAATCCAATAAGGTGGGCAGTATGGCTGTTCATGGGGATACGTTGTGGCTAAAGATCAACGGATACAAAGCGGACACATTTGTTGTTGAGTTTACTGAGAGGATTGTAGAAGGCAAACACTACGCAGTAAAGAATGACTATTCATTTGGCATAATAACAGTAAGGTACGACATAGTACACGTTGACCTGATCATTAGCGGGAATCAGCATTTGTACAGGAGGTATTATTTGAAACGAAAAACAAATTAATTTTTTATGGGACATGTAATTCAGGTGGATATGGATAGTTCTATCAGAAATGCTACAGACTTAGCGTATCGTGAAGTTCTAAGAGCAAAAGAAAAGCATGGAAACAAGCTGTTTGCATCTATTCATGAAGGATATGCGGTATTACTTGAAGAGGTTTCCTCTACCTAATGCGGGGAATCAATCAAAGAGGCTAAATATTGGCATGGAACTTATTAAAACCGAACGCCAGCGTCAGATCACAGAAGAAGGATTGGTTCCAGAACTGACGATGCTCATGATTCAGGAGAACTTGGGCGTGCCGGTTACTGCTATGAAGCTGTATATTTTTATTCGACTGGGTACGTTTCTCATAATTGGCCGTGGGAAGACAGATGGCGGAAACATAAAGATAAGATACGTAATTTAGTCCGCGCAGGCGCTTTGTATTTGGCGGAGTCAGATAAGCAGATTCGTGAAGGCGACACTATTAAAAGTGATTACTGGTATGAGCGCGCATTACTGACAGCCAAACTTATCGACAGTGATGATAGTGAATTAAAAAAAATCTAAGCATCTCCATAAACAAACAAGAAGCACTTGAGCGCCTTACAGCCTAAGAGGGTTGCTAAACTAAACCACATGGCAAAGAAAAAACTAACAACGAAGAACTTCGATAAGGTTATGGATAATCTTAAGAAATATTTCAAGGAAGAAATTAAAGGAACGGGAGAGTCAAAACTTTTTCTTATGTATTTCAATAATTGTCTTGATGATTTGGCCGCTGAAGATGCCTTTGGGACTGAGGGTCAGTTGGATCCAAGGGGAGATCAGAGGGATTAACTGAGAGGGTTGCAGAAAATGCAAGTAATTAAAGATATACTTAGATCTATCACCTGTGATGTCATGGGGACGACTGTACAAATAAACGTACACGTCGACAAGACATACGGTTCCAGATTATACCTACAAGCAAGCTACGTGGCGCCATGCACGAAAACTGGGGGATCTGAGCCGTGGTTTGGCCGGAAATGGTACCTGTCGTCACACATGACCAGAGACGAAGTGGTAAAGACCGCATTCGCTGCATTTAAGGCAGCTGTTGAGCATGAGGTCATGGAGGGATTTAAGTTCAACGGGAAGATTGTGTTTAATCCGCATGTGTCTTTTGAGGCCCTGCTAAGCATAACGGATCAGGAAGTTTCGCGTCACATAGTTGAAAAAAGATGATTGATAACATAGACATAATAAAGCCATTATTGAGTTTCGATGATGAGGGTGATTTTTACATGCTATATATATTTGTACGCAAGAAAGATCAGACCACGGACAAGGCGAATCACCAGTCAGTGAGGACAATCAAATCGTACTGCATTGACTCGACTGAACATTTGGAGAAACGGTACGATGAGATAAAAAAGTTGGCAGAAATGTTTCGTGCAAGGGTGTATATCCATATTCAAAAACAAAACCACAAGGACGTGGCGATGGATATGATTGTTGCGATTGCCGATAGAATTAAGTCGGGCCAAATTAATCAGAAATATGTTTTTGATTCTGTCGTTGGAAGCGTTAAGGCGAGGGAGAAAAGATGGATTGTTGATGTTGATGTCGATAAGTTTAATGGATCGAACGCAGAGATGGCATTTTATATAAACGTGCATTGTATGCCGTTTTATCAAAGAAAAATAATCTCTGTTGTTCCAACGCCAAATGGAGTTCATTTAATAACTAAGGGGTTTGATGTAGCAAAATTCAAAGAGAGGTACCCATACATCGAGATACATAAGAAAAATCCGACGCTGTTGTATTATCCGGAGAGCTTGAACGAGTCTGGAGAGGGTTGAAAAATGGAAGCTAACGAACTCCGCATAGGGAACATGGTAAAGTACTCCGATCAATTCGGGGAAGATTTTGATTTTGTGATAGAAATCGGTAGTGAATCTTGTCTGTTGGAGAATTACGGAGAGCTGTTTTATTATAATGGTCTTGAACCCATCCTTCTTACTCCTGAATGGCTGGAAAGAGCTGGTTTTGAATTAAAAGGAAGTCGTTATTACCACCATAAGTATAGTGGTCTGCCATTAGAATTTGAATTGGGTGCTTGGTTCTTAAAAATTGATGACCACCCCTATGCTGAACCCCTGTATGTACATCAGCTCCAAAACCTTTATTTCGCACTTACAGGAGAAGAGTTGAGTTTTAATTTAAATCAATTTAAAAGAAAGTAATGGCAGACATATCCATGTGCGATAATGCCTTGCGCCCCCTCAGAGAGGGTTTGTTAACTTGGTAAAGAAGATGTAGTGCTCAAACATCTCTTGGAATCTTCCTTGGCTGGGGGGCAAGAAGTGTTTACTGGGTGAGCATGGAGAAATTAATTTAACCGAAATTTAACCTAACATTAATATCATGGATTTATCCAACAAACCGGCATTCATAAACAAACAAGAAGCACTTGAGCGCCTTACAGCCTTAGAGGCAGAAGCGAAGAAATTAAGAACCGTCATAGGAAGCGAACCAAAAAAATCAAAAGAAGAGCGATTTTGGGAGCTAATTCTTCGGACGGATTCGGTTAAAATGTGTAAGGAAACATATCCCAATTCAATTTTTGGGTTCAGGGGTGAGGATTTTTTGTGGGAGTACGATTCAGAAAATCGCCATCTATGGTTAAGTTATAGGCTTATTTGGTCGGTTCTTGAAGATGAATACTCACTGCAACACCATGATATTCAGGCATATATAAAGACGGAGGTAGAACAGCGTTTCAAAACACAGGCTGTGACACCTAGACGTCTTTGATGCCCCTCAACACAATAGGTAGAACAGCGTTTCAAAACACAGGCTGTGACACCCACACATCCTCGGGATGATCGATCAGTACTGGTAGAACAGCGTTTCAAAACACAGGCTGTGACACCCCAGCTTTCTATACACCAGCACACCGGTCTGGTAGAACAGCGTTTCAAAACACAGGCTGTGACACCATACTTAGGGGTTTTGGTGTGTCTTGGTCTGGTAGAACAGCGTTTCAAAACACAGGCTGTGACACCTACTTTTGAAGATCAGTGTCAACGTAGTTGGGTAGAACAGCGTTTCAAAACACAGGCTGTGACACCGGACCCCGACAAGAATTGTGTCCTTGAGTTGGTAGAACAGCGTTTCAAAACACAGGCTGTGACACCCACGCGCGGTCGAGTACGGTCATGCTATAGGGTAGAACAGCGTTTCAAAACACAGGGTGTGACACCAGATTCCTTTCATGCAGGGCACAGCCAACAGGTAGAACAGCATTTCAAAACACAGGGTGTGACACCTTTCAGCCGACCCATGAAACGAGACACGTATGGTAGAACAGCATTTCAAAACACAGGGTGTGACACCAAAGCCGTTATTGAGTTTCAATGATGAGGAGGTAGAACAGCTTTTCGGAGTAAAAATATCCACTAATGTCAAGTTTAAGGTATATAAAACTGGCAGAACAACACTTCAAAACGAAGAGGGGACGCCTGATAGGTGTATCACGGACAAGGCGAGCAGGGTTGTTTCGATAAAAAGGTTAAGGTGATGTATTATGGGGCCAATTACAGGCACAGAGAACGACCACAGTTTTTAGGCGCAGGGGAAGCTGTGTTTTTGGAGATCTACCGCCACAGAGCCCCTGTTAAAGCCCTGCATGTCGTAATTCTTACGCGAGAATCTTAAGTGTTAATTTTACCCAGGATTTGGGCTCCTACAAAAGTGGCGACCTATATACCTGACGGGGACGAAACGAAAAGGAAAAACGCGAATTTCGAGGGGGGTGGGGGTTCATTTCTGGCAAAAAAAATAGGAAAATAGGGGAAATGAGAACGAAATTAAGGTATTGGATGGCAAGGCGAAATGACCGCACCGGTCTACCTTGGAAGGTTGACCTAATAATGTAAACAGTTGATTATCAGTAGTATTGAGAGAAAAAACACGTTGTCTGACCTATAAACCAGACAACAAATACACATTGGGAATATGCAGCCATTCGGTTGCATATCCGCGTGTCCATATACCTAACAACCGCAACGCTATAATCCATCCCGATAGCCAGCACTGAAGTCAGCCTATAACCTGACAAACTACGACCAAAAGTCAGCCTATAACCTGACGAAATCATCATAACTCGAACAAGCTTTTTCTAGCAACCAGAAAAATAATCTCATTGACTGTGATAAATTATTGGCAAACTAAACAACAAGACGATGAAAACACCACATCCATCCGGCCAAGCATACAAAAAAATCATCCCATCCGACCGCAAGCATTACGAAAAACGGGCCAAAGTTTTCGCCGACAAGGCCAAAAGACGTATACACAAGCACCATAGAAAGACCTCGCAGGTATACCGAAACTGGAATATCCAAAAGGTTGGTATTGCGTACTCCTATTATACGCTCGACGTGGCGATGGAACATACCCGCAAGGGATTCCAGCAACAGTATGGACAAAAACTTAGACCTGCCTCTATGAGGTTTCTTTGTTGCGTACATTCATATTGCGCATACACCAACCAAAGTACATTCACCTATACAGACCTGTATGACTGGATTGCAAAGCACGAACATGCACCACGGCTATTAATATTCACACCACGAGAGGTTTCTACCCGTATAGGGGAACTACTGAAGCTTCATTTTCTCAACCCTCTCCCGTACCATGCCTTCACTCCCACGCATCGCATGAACCTGATCATGAAAATGATGGAGAGTAACCATCGCATGATACTCGACAAGCATTTTCCAATAGACCAACCAGAAAAATAATCTCACTGACTGTGAGCAAGTTACGCTCATCGCGTAAAAATTATTTGCGTATTGTTTTGGTGCTTTGAGTAAAACCTACGATCATTGCATATCGAATTGACGCAACAACGCGGGGGCCAGATGGGCCCACAATTCGCTCCCTCCTTTGAAGTGCTTAACTTCCCATGGTGTTACACGGATATTAACAGGTACACTAAGGACTCATAATAGTTTGCGGTCATCGTTGTGAAACGTAGCGAGCAGGAGGCCTTCATAAGGTTTTTAAAAAGCACTTTGACCCGACAAACTGATGAGCGGGACATATTATACCCAAAACGCAAACTTACGAGGGGTGGTACCCTTTCTGGTAGATGTTCTAACCAGATTAAGTAAGGGAGATGCAGGGCCAAAGATCAATGCTAAAAGCATCGAAACATCCCACTAGAAATAGTGGGTGGGTTTTTGTCAAACTAAAACATCAAAAACCATGAAAACAATTTATTTGTATGACGGCCATTCGAACAAAGTTTCGTTTCAGTACAATGATATTTCTGAGCTAAAATCAGAGCTAGAAAAAAGAAATATCACCATCGGAGACTGGGCCACCATCGGAGACTGGGCCACCATCGGAGACTGGGCCACCATCGGATACGAGGCCACCATCGGAGACAGGGCCACCATCGGAGACGGGGCCAGCATCGGAGACTTTGCCACCATCGGAGACTGGGCCACCATCGGATACAGGGCCACCATCGGATACGGGGCCAACATCGGAGACAGGGCCACCATCGGAAACAGGGCCGGCATCGGAAACGAGGCCACCATCGGAGACGGGGCCACCATCGGATACAGGGCCACCATCGGATACAGGGCCACCATCGGATACGGGGCCACCATCGGAGACTGGGCTAGAATCGGATACAGGGCCAACATCGGATACA